GTAGATTTAGAAAAACATTGGATTTATATCAAGGTGGACTATATAAAAAATATAATGAGTCCTATGATATTTGTGATTATAAATGGTATTCTCCTAAATCAGATGCAATTGATTGGTATATAAATGTATGTGATAATTCATACATACGAGGAAAACATCAGACATTAGAACAGTATTTAAATTATTGGGCAAAATGTGCAGTTAGAAAATAATTTTATAACATAATAGTTAAATACTGCTGTAGGAGGTGTGATGCAGACAATACATAGATTAAACGAAGAAGATATAATATCTATTTTAGCTGAAAAGTTTAATACTGAGAAAAAGAATGTTAATATTTCAATTATTGATGAAATAACAAACAAAGGTGATAAGGAAACAGTTATATTAGCTAAAATTTTTGAAAATGATAAATTATAAAATTTGTTATTAAATTAATTATAAATATACAATAATGCTAAATTATTTATATGAGGATTCTATAAATAATGAAAATAACAAAATTAAATGAAAAATGGTATCATATGAATATCAAAGAAGATTATGAAGATGTAAAAATTGAAGTTTCTGATTCTGATATTCATAGATATTTAGATTTAAAGTATGATTCTGAAGAGATAATAAATCTTGCACAACAATTTAATCATAACATAGAAAATTCGGATTTAGATGCAGCGTATGCTGAAATAATAAACCATTTTGATGAAATAACTTCTGATAATGAATTTGAAGATCTAAAAGATTTAAATAATTATTTAGAAGATAAAATTTATGAAGAGTATCAAAGTGAATTAAATAATTAAAGATAACTTATAGAAATATAATATGAGTAGTGTTATAAGAGTAGAGAAAACTAAAAATTATACTGTTATGAGTAATCAGCACTTCCATGTGCAGAATATGAGTTTAAAGGCTAAAGGGCTTTTAAGTTTAATTTTATCATTACCTGATAATTGGGAATATTCAATATCAGGATTAAGTGCTATTTGTCAGGAATCAACAGGTACAATTAAAAAGACACTAGATGAACTTAAAAAATTAGGTTATCTAGAAGTAATAAAACATAAACCTTCTTCCGAAAATGGTGGTAGATATACATATGAATATATTATATATGAGGTATCTAAAACGCCTAAAAAACTAAATATGAGGTGGAAAAAGGAATAAATATTGTATATATTAATGTAATTAATATGACCTAAACAATCAGTAGAAATACTGATCTTTTTTGATGTAATAATATGTATATATTTTTTGTAATACAAGGGACAGGATCCAATGGGTTGTAATTCAATGGGTTGTATCCTAACACAATAAAATATATAATATAAAGTATATATAATTAAGTATTTATATGTATTAAGATCTGAGGATCTTAAAGCAGTAAACTGCTTAGTAAGAAAGAAGTAACATTGGAAAATTTCAATAACATATCACAACATTTAGAAATAATTGAAGATATATTTGTGCAAAAGCCAGAGGATTTTGAATGGCTGCTTGCAAAGCTGGATTTAAGCGAAGAGGAATTTGAAGCTATTAAATCTGGTGAATTAGAACCAGATAAAATGCAATTAGAAAATATTTATAATTTTGCTTATAATTCTGGTTTATTTTTAAATGAAATTCAATGGCAAGACAGGCTTGATGAATTTAGAAAAGAAAATGAAGTTGTTGCTACTCATGGTTCAAGAACTAATATAAAAGGAAACATCAGGGTAGATGTTTCTGGTGAGAGCAATGATTTTGGTAATGGCTTTTACATTGGGGAAGATATTTCACAAGCCGGAATGTGGGTTGGGGAAGAACCAAATTCTTCAATTTATATTCTAACATTTGATGAAAATGGTTTAGTAAAAGCACAATTTAATGTGAGTGTTGATTGGATGCTTGCAGTTTGTTACTATAGAAATCAAATTCCAGAATATGCTAATTCCGAACGAATATTAAGAATCAGAGAAAAAGTTGATAACTGTGATTATGTGTATGCTCCTATAGCAGATAATAAACTGTTTGAAGTTATAGATGCTTTTGTGGCAGAAGAAATTACAGACTTACAGTGTTTATATGCTTTATCAGCTACACATTTAGGTTATCAATATGTTTTAAAAACGGAAAGAGCTTTAGAGAACCTTGACATTATAGATCATCTTTATTTCTGTTCAGTTGAAAAGAGTTTATATAATAAAGAATCAGATGTAGAAAATAATACTTCTCTTCATAAAGCTTTTATTGCTAAAAAGAGATATAAAGATCAAGGGCAATATATTTCAGAGCTTTTAGGAGATAATAAATGATAGTAGAGTTGAAAAAAGGTTATTATATAGATTCTTATTATGATAAGAATACAAGATCGTATATTACTACATTAAAAGATGAAGATGGTAATCAGATAAGAGATGCTTATTACAGTGGTAATATGACAGATAGAAATGCTGATATTCAATATATGAAAGAATTTTTTAATCAGTATATGAATGAAGCATTGAATTTAAGAAAAACAATTAAAGATACAAAAGAGAAAACAAAGAAAGCAAAATTACCTGTATTAAGCACTTTATCTCCAATATTACCTGATGGTGCTGCTGGTATAGCTACATTTAATTCTGGTGTAGGTTTATCAGAAGACTATATTGGGAGAGATGAACTCATAAAGCGACTTAAGGCTATGGGTTATAAGTATAATTATCCTAAATATACGGACCAAGAATTATACGAAATATACATAAAAAATTTAAAAGCTGAAGAAACAAAACAAGCTTTTAAAAAATTAAAAGCTGCTGAAAAAGCTAGAAAACAGAGATATAAAGATAAGCTTTCACAAGTAAAATATGATGAAGATTCCGATACATACTCTGATGGTGGTTATTATAAAGACGGGATAGAATTTGAAAGTGAAGAAGCTGCAAGAGAGTATTTTGGAGAATCAATGGATACTAAATTTTATTTAAATGATATACATAAAGCCTGGGATATAGAAGAAGATTCATCTGTAAAAACATTAAATGAAAATTTAAATAATAGCCACGACTTCAAGACAATTACTGAAGGTCTTAAATATTTTGAAAGAAAAGAATTCAATGAAAGCTATAATGATGCTGGGCTTGAAGCATTATATGAAGGTGTAAAAAATAGTTTAGACCGAGATGATATTAGAAAACTAGGAAACTTTCTTAAAAAAGCAGATAATGCTGATGAAGTTTCTACATATATAAAGGGCTTACTTTCAGAGGACTTAAATAATAAAATTCACATACCATATAGAAAATCCGGTTATGGCGGATTCACTACTGATGGAGATGAAGTAGAATTACAGAGCTATTTATCGAAATTCGATAATGTTGAGGGCGATATTGGTTGTATTTATGCAGCTATTTTACTGCATAGCACAATTAGTCATAGTACATATGATAAAGTAATATTCAGTAACGATGTAAATAAATTAGACAATATTATCACTGATTGGTTATATGGAAATGTTAATACAGGTGATAATTTTAATGATTTTACTGATAAGATACACAGATATGCTATGCTTATAGATCTTTCTAAGAATAAAGAAATAGCATTTGGTGATACTTGGATAGATTCTCGTGGTGTAAGAAAAGGCTGGAGAGAATATTCCTTTGATAGTGTATTAACAGAAGATTTTGATAGTAATAAAATAAATATTTTAGCAGATGAAATTGAAAAATTTGCTAATGATAATCATGTTAATGCAGAATTATACGCTGTTTCAAATAATGATGATACAGTAGACATAGCGTTTGAAGTATCTGGGGATTGGAAACATGATCATTTAGCATTTGATCATATGGTAGACATAGTAGTAGATGAACATAATGGTACTGTAGAAGATATGAATGAAGATGTTATCGATGAAGATGGTAGTGATAATTATACTTCAATTCATACATTTACTATTAAATTAGATGATGATAACACACATAAAGTTTATACAAAAGAAGAATTTGATGAAGTTATAAATAAATTAGTTAATGAATTATCCACTGTTGGTTTTATACTTGATGATAGTTCTTCAAAAATTACAAATAATTTAATGGGCGGAAAACATTTACAAGTAATTAATCCTGGAATGTTTTACCCTACATCTGAAACTGAAGGCGAGGAAATAACTGAAGATCAAGCATTTAAGTTCTTTAAAGATGATCTTATTGAAGTTGAAAGTGTATTAGATCAATTTGAAGAAGATCATAAAGATAAACTTTACATAACATTTAATTTTGGCCCTAATAAAGATGGAGTAATAACGGGTGGGATTGATGTTCATACTTGGAAGGAGATTATCTAATGGAAAATACAATTAATCCTGCTGTGGGTATTATTGATATTCTTATAGATGCTATTAATAAAAAATATGATAATATAAGAGATTTAAACAGTTTAAATGTAAATCTCTCAGAAGAGAATTATGAATCAATGATTCCAGTAATTGATTCCATTATTGAAAATGAAAATAATAGCATTGGAAAGCTGCAACAATTAATTGATTTCCTTGGTGGCAGTGAAGAAGATATTGAAGAGGGTAAACAAGAAACTATAGAAATTATAGATACTAATGAATTTGTGGAGTCAATTACTACAATGAAAAAGAAATTAAGATTAAGTGAGAATTTTGATAATGTGATAGATGATGTTCAGGCAGTAGCTGACCCAGTGTTTGTGGGTGCTAATGAAGAGCATGATGAAAATAAGAAAAAGTATGAAGATGCTATGGAAGAAAATAAAGATGCTGCTGAAGACACCATACCTGAAGAAGGTGAAACTGGTAAAGAAGTTAAATCTGCAGCTTTAAAAGCTATGCATCTTTCAGAAGAATTGTTTGAAGATTTAAGCTTTGATGCTTATGATGATTTTAATCATGAAGTTTATAATGCTATAGCTGATGTTTGTTATAAGTTCAGTGATAAAGGTTTAAGTAAAAAAGATATTGAAGCTGCTCTTGAATGGTTTGAAACTCATTTTGAAGATGATGATTTTGAATTTGAAACCAAAGAGGAAGAAGAAATTGTAGAAGAATCTCTTGATTCAGATGCTCAGCGTCAATTAAATTCAGATGTATATAATGCATTTGGAGATTTAGCTTTTAAATATTATCAAAAAGAAATGCCTTTAGATAAAGAAGATTTCAAAAAAGCATTTGATAGCTTTATGTTTAGATTTTTTAAAGAATCTGATGAAGCTCAAGCAAAAGGTTATTTATGGAGTGAGGAAGAGCAGGATTGGATTGACCCAAGTTTAGAAGAGTCTTTAAATGAATCTTTTGTAGCTGAATGGTGGGGTCAAGTTGATGGTGATACACCACAAGAGATTGCTGAAAGATATAACTTAAAAGTTAAACCTATCAAAAAGAATTTAGATGAAATATTATATAAGTTTGAAGGCAAATTAGAAGATTTTTCAAAAGCAATGGACGACGGATATTTCTATGCATTAACTGTTCAGCAAGATGCTGGCCATTCAGAAGATATAGATTCTCTTTTATATGAGTCTATTCAAACAAAAATAGCTAAAGAACAAATCAAGAAATTCACTGAAGGTAAAATGCCAAAAGATTGGTCAGTTGAAAAATTCTTAGAAAAGCTTACAGAAAAGAAACATATTAATAATAGAGAAGCTACTATGTTAAGGGAGTGGTATTCAAAGTTAAAATAGAAAAGTTTTCTAATGAAAGATATATATAGAGAATATACTGGAGAAATATTTCCATATTTTTATCCAATAAAATGGGAAGATAGAAGTCCCGAATATTTAAATGTAGTGGAAGATAGAGAACAATATCAAGATTATATGTTTCCACCAGATGAGGAAGAGAACTAATGTCAGTAAATTTATTTAATTATACAAATCAAAAATTAAATGCAGAAAAAATGAGGGAAGTATCTGCTTTTAATTCAGGTGATTTTGGTGGTATTATTTGTAATAATTCTCCATTTTCAATATCAGGTACTACAGTTACATTAACTGCTTCTGACAATGCACCTGTAACTTTTATGGGTGGTGGAGTATTGTTAAATCAAGTATCAACAGAATATTGCTCTTTAGCTTCTAGTGGTAAATTATGGTATTTAGAAGTTATATTAGATGGTTCTGTTGCTAATATAACAACTGATAAATTAATAGAGCAGGTTGATGAAGAAACACAAATAGAAAAAATTACATTTAAATCAACTACCTGTGATTCTATTGAAAAAAGTGCTACTTATACATATTATACACCTGTAAGATCAGCTGAGGGTAATCCAAATATTAATAAGTATTATGAGTATAGTAATGGTACATATACATTATCAGATGATTTTGTTGTAGATTCTTCTAAGATATACTATGCAAAAATAGAAGCTAATGCTATTGTTTTTAAGGCTAATAGCTTAAGTACTGCTACATTTACATATTTTGGTAATACAATTTGGACATCAGATAATACATTTATTATACCTTTATTTGCAAATGTATCTGGTGAGCTTATACAAACCGTAATAGTTAGAGATGTTTCAGATTTAGAAGGACTTTTAACATTAGAATCATATGCAAGATTAAAAGCTTATTGTGAGGGAACATTTGTATGGAGTTCCGGTGGAAGAGACTGGGTAGTAGCACCTGATGGCTCAACACATAGAAAAGGTGATATTGGTAATTTAAATATTACTGGAGATACAATTTACAATAATACAAATTATGGTACAGATGTTAATCCAGATTATCATGATCCTGTAAAGATACAAAATTTAACTATCAACAATTTATCAAGTGTAAACAACGATGCTGATACAAAACTTATAGTAGATTCTAATGGTAATATATCTATAAGTCAAAATTATGTACAACCAATTTCACATGGTGGAACTGGGGCAACTACAAGAGCAGCTGCTAAGGCAAATCTTGGTATTTATTATGGCACATCACAACCAACACCTTCAGGTATATACTCAGAGGGAGATATTTATCTCTGGATTATAGAATAGAGGTGATAAATGGCTTCAGTATCTTGGAGTGATAGTAAAGCCGGATATGATCCTGGTCAAAAGCAAGAATTAAAAGTAACCTTTGAATCAAGAAATATTGGTAAGGTAAAGGTTAGTTATAAGTTTTATGCTAAAAGTTTAGGGTATGATGGTTTTACATATAATGAAAGACATAATAAAGTAACTATTTGGGTTGGTGGTAAATCACACTCTTTTACTTATCAGCTACACGGCAGTAGTAAATCTACAACTAAAACTGGTTCATTCTATGTAGATAATGTAGGTAATGGTGTTACTTCTTTAAAAGTACAATATGAGAATGATCGTATTTGGGTAAATGCACCAAGCTGTTCTTGGTCACCTAGAAGTACTGGTGTACATAATAAATCTAAAATTGGGTATTTAAGTATTCCTGATAATATAAAATGTAATATTGTATATTATAATGGATATTCTGGTGGAAGTATTAATAATGTTCCACCGGCTTCATATAATATATATGCAGGTACACAGTATAGAATTCCTACTAATGTATTAACAGATAATGCTAATCATTATGTTTTCACTAATGGTTATACATTATCACCAAGTGCTGCTGTAAATTTATATGCACCTTCATATGGATTAAATTCTCTACAAACATTGTATGGAAATACAAATTTCTATGCTTGTTGGAAACCTCAAACTTATTATTATAACTTTTATAAAGAGGTTGGTTCGTCAATACAGTTCCCAGAACTTGCAAGAACATATACATATACTTATCCAGCTACAATATTTCCAAATTTAAATACTTTAACTAATAATAATTCTACTGTTAATAATTATTATAAGAGTGGTTATAATTTTGATGGTTGGACAAGTGATAAAGGTGATGTTAATTTACCAGGGTTAGCTTGCACAATAGATTCAAATGCTACTTTCTATGCTAAATGGGCTCCTATTAAATCAAAAATTATATTTAATTATGGATTTAATAATTATAAAAGAGAAATACCATATACATATGATGAAAATTTTGATTTTTCATTTGCATTAAAAAATGAAAATGATGAATTTAAGAAAGCCACAATATTAAGACCGGGGTATAAATTAATAGGCTGGGTATATGATAAATCTGTAAGTGAACAAACATATTTACCATTTCAAGCACCTAGTGTAAATTATACACCTGATGGAAAAGTTCCTGTACATTTAGGTTTTGTTAATCCTATTACTAATAGAGAATTTGAAGATAATGGCTTAAACTTATATGCAGTTTGGGAATATTATACAACTGTTTATGTATATACAAATAATGTATGGAGATTATCTTTACCATATGAATATACAGAAGATGGTTGGAAAATTTGTCTTACATATGGTTATGTAAAAAATCCTGGTGAACAAAACCCATCATGGAAATTATAAATATAAATGAATGAGATAACTAATAACTTATTAAATAATCTTTCAGAAGCTGAAAGAAATGAAGTACTAAATATTCTTGGAGAAATTTCTAATAAAGGTTCTTCTAATAAATATAATAATTATTTATATAAAGATTATGAGGAAATACCTGTAGATATAGAAACATTCTTAAAAAATCCAAGATATTTAGGTAAAGGTTTAATTAATGAGGAATGTGTGTTTACTGTATTTCCTTATTGGTTAAATACTTTAAAGAGTATATTTCCAGACCCATTACAGCCAGCAAATTATCATACAGTAGCATTAACTGGTGCTATTGGTTTAGGTAAATCTTTTGTAGCAGTATTAATTGGCTTATATGAATTATATAGAATATTATGCTTAAAAGATCCGTATTTGTATTATGGGTTGCAGCCAATAGATAAAATATCTTTTGCATTTATGAACATAACATTAGATGCAAGTAAAGGTGTTGCTTGGGATAAAATGCAACAATTAGTACAAACATCAGAATGGTTTATAGAGCATGGAAATATAACTGGTACTGTATATAAAGAATGGTCACCTAATAAGAGAATAGAATTAATTGCTGGTTCATTAACAGCACACATTTTAGGTAGAGCTGTATTTTTTGCTTTCTTTGATGAAATTTCATTTCAAAAGAATCAAGATGTAGAAACACAAAAGCAAAAAGCAAGGGCTTTAGTTAGTGCTGCAGATGCTCGTATGCAATCCCGTTTTATGAAAGGTGATAAGAATCCAACAATATTAGTTCTAGCTTCTTCTAAAAGAACAGAACAATCTTATATGGAAACTTTCATACAAACTAAAAAGCAAAATGAGAGTACAACTACACTTGTAATTGATGAACCACAATGGGTAATTAGGGAAGATAAAAACAGTGATAAGAAATTCAAAGTTGCTGTAGGTAATAAATTTTTATCTTCTGAGGTATTACCATTAAATGCAACAGATGAAGATGTAAAAATATATAGGGATAGAGGCTTCAATATAATTGAGGTCCCTATTGGCTATTATGAGAACTTTATAGATGATATTGATATAGCTTTAACAGATATTGCTGGATTATCTACTACAAGTAGTAGTAGATATATTTCTGGTCCTCGTATTGCTACAGTTAAAGATTCTAGTTTGCAAAATCCATTTTCATCAGAAATATTAGAAATTGGTAATGGTCCTGAAGATAATCGTCAATACTATGACTTCTTTGACATTTCAAAGTTACCACAAGAATTCTTAGAAAAACCATTGTATATACATTTGGATATGTCTATTTCTGGAGACAAAACAGGTATTGCTGGTACTTGGATTGTTGGTAAAAAACCTCCAGTTGAAGGGCAGCCGCCTTCAAGAGAACTATTTTATCAACCAGCTTTTGTTGTATCAATAAAAGCACCTAAAGGTTTTCAGATAAGTTTTGAGAAAAATAGACAATTTATATATTGGTTGAGAGAATCTGGATTTAATATAAAAGGTGTATCATTCGATACATACCAAAGCGCAGATTTAAGTCAGCAATTATCTGCACGGGGTTTTAACACACAAGTTATATCTGTTGATAGAGTACAAGATAGAATATGTTTACCTTATCAGTATTTAAAAAATACTATTTATGAAGAACGCATAAAATTATTTGAACATAATTTATTAACAGAAGAGCTTATAGGGCTTGAACGCAATAATAATACTGGTAAAGTAGATCATAGTCCAAGTGGTATAAACTCAAAGGACTCTGCAGACGCACTATGTGGTAGCGTTTGGAATGCTTCACAACACGCAGAAGAATATGATTTTGAATATGGAGAAAATCTTGATACATTAATAGATATATCTGATGATTCAATGTATTCTTCAGATGGTAGACAGTTAGAAATTGTTTCATTTGAAGAAGAACTTAGAAAAGCTTCTCGTGAATTTGGTGATGATGTTTTTTCAAATATGGGTTTAGGTAAACCTACTACAAATTATGATATGTTAATATATGATGGAATAATCATATAAGAGGTATAAAATGGCAGACACAACAACTGCAAACATTAAAAATTTATATAAAGATGATACTAGTGTTTATGGTACTAAAATAAACCCAACACCAGTACCAAGTTTAGAAATAGGTGTAGATACTAATGATGATTTCTATACTGCTATTGCTGAAAATGGAGATGCTTCAGTAGTAGATATAAATAGATTAAATGCATTTACACAAATTTCTAATAGTAGAGAAACATTATACGATGTATTAGATACTATGTCTCAAGATTCAACTATTGCAGCAGTATTAGAAACATATGCTGAAGATGCTACTGAAACGAATGAACAAGGGGACATTATTTGGTGTGAGTCTAGTGATTCTAAGATATTAAAATATGTTACTTTTTTACTTAATAGTTTAAATATTGATAAACATATTTATGCTTGGGTATATTCCTTATGTAAGTATGGTGATGTTTATCTTAAACTATTTAGAGAGTCTGATTTTAATGATACTTTATTGACAGAAAAAGAACAAACAACATTAAATGAAAAATTTTCTAAAACACAAGGTACAGAATTATTAGATGAAAATGTAAATATAAAATATTATAAAAAAGATGATAGGTTAGTTAATTATATAGAAATGGTTCCAAACCCAGCAGAGATGTTTGAATTAACTAAGTTTGGAAAAAGCTATGCATATATTAAAACTAACTCTATGCCAACTACAGCACAAACAGAAGTAAATACTCTCACAAATTACTATTTATATAGATTAAGAAGAAATGATGTAGAAGTATATAATGCTGTAAGTTTTGTTCATGGTTGTTTACAAGATGATACACCAAGATTTCCTGAACAAGTACAGATATTTAATACATATGATATGGATAATGAAGATGCATATACTTATTCTGTAAGAAGAGGTCAATCTATTTTATATAATTCATATAAAATATGGCGTGAAAATATGCTTCTTGAAAATGCATTATTATTAAACAGAATTACTAAATCAGCATTACTTAGAATAGTTGAAGTAGAAGTTGCTGATATGCCTAAGGATAAAGTTAGGGAAAGACTACAAAGAATTAAATCTTTAGTAGAGCAAAAAGCTTCTATTAAAACTGGTGATTTAATGTCTGAATATGTAAATCCAGGACCTATGGAAAATACCGTATATGTACCTACAAAAAATGGTGTAGGTGCTATAAATACTCAACAAATAGGCGGAGATGTAAATATTCGTGATATTGCAGATATAGATTATTTTAAAAATAAATTATTTGCTGGATTAAAAGTTCCAAAGCAATATTTTGGAGAAACAGATGACAGTGCTGGTTTTAATGGTGGAACTTCATTGTCAATAATATCTTCCAGATATGCTAAAACTGTAAAAAGAATTCAAGCAACTGTAATTCAAATGCTTACAGATGCTATTAATATTTTATTAATAGACAGAGGTTTGGATTCTTATGTAAACAAATTTGATCTTCATATGCAGCCACCAGTAACACAAGAAGAGCTCGATAAGAGAGATAGTTTATCCTCTGAAATCGCCATAACAGATGATGTTATGAGAATGCTTGAAGGTGTTGAAGATCCTATTATTAAACTTAAGATATTAAAATCATTATTATCAAATGTTATTTCAAATCAGGAAGTTATTGAATTAATACAAGAGCAGATTAACCAGCTTGAAAGAGAAATTCAAGAACAAGAAAGTATGGAAGATGAATCCGATATGGGTTCAGAGTCAGATATGTTTGATGATTTAGATTTAGGCGGTGGTTCTGATTTTGGTGGCGATGATTTAGGTGGTTTATTCAACGATAGTGGTTCAAGTGATGATTTTGGTGATTTTTCAGATCTAGAAGTTGGTGGAGAAGAAGAATCATTACCAACACCAGCTGAAGCTGGTGGCGGTTTAGATTTCACTGATGAAATTTAGTATGAGGTAATATTATATGGCTAATTGGAGATACACTTTAAAAGCTAGTTCAGCTTTACGAGATGCTATAAATAAAGAAGATCCTGAAGCGGTGTTAAACGCTTTAGAAAGGGCTTGGATAGAAATTTACAACTATATTTCTAATGAGAATATTTACAGTAATACTGAATTTAATGATGATTTAGCTGATATAGATAATGAAAGAGATAATTTATATTATTATGAAGATTATGATATGACATTAAATGATGTTATCGATAATATAGATTATTTATGTAATGAACTTTATGATTTTTGTGATGCTGAAAGAATTTGGATTGATACAAAATGAGTAGAATAGTAGAAGCGTTAAATAAATTATGTGAAGATGCTATTACATTACCAACAGATATTGAAATATTTATGAATATGGATTCAGATACAGACCCAGCTGATCAATATAGAATCACTAAAGCTGCTGGAGATATCTTTTTTAAAGAATTAAAAGATATTATTCATAAAGAAGATGATTGGTATTATATTGATAACATCTACACAGATAAGAGGAATTTTTATAAAAAATATATAAATTTTGCTAAAAAGTGTAGAGATATGTCAAATACTGCAGGTATAACTGGATATGGTAAATTAGATCCTATTAAACTAAAAGTTGTTGAGTTATGTAAGGCTGTAGATTATAATTTCCCATATGGCTGGAAATAATAATACATAATCATTTGGCTATGCCAAGGAGATTTATTTATGATAACTAGATTAGATTGTTTAACATTATTGTTTGAATTAAGAGATAAAGGTGTTGATGTAGATAAACATATAAAATATCTTTTAGTTCATACAGAACCAACTCTTGATATTATTAAAACCATAAATAATAATATGGAGTTGAACATTAGAGCTTTTTATGAAAAGTTGAGAAAGAGCTATAATAATAACAAAAGCAAGTTGTATATAAATATTGTAAAAGAAAATAGTTTAGAACCTAAAGAAATATTATGTACACTTGCAAGTTTGCAATTACAGATTTTATTGTTTAATAAAACATTAGATGATCCTTCATTTTTAAGAACTGCGAGGTTTAATGAAATTTGTGATTGTTTAAAATTATATTATACTTCTGGTGATATTATACCAAGTCAAAAGTTATTAGAATTATTTAAAGCAGATTTAAAATTTTTAGAGGAATCAAATAGTGATATTTAATAATTTATTTTCAAGTAATTATAAAAAGAGATTAAATTATTTATCAAAATTATTTGATGTAGATACAGTAGTAATAGAAGCTGCTTTATCAGAAATACTTAAAACTGATAAAAAAGTAAATCTAAGTATGTATTCAGATAATAGCATTAAGCAAATACTAACTCAGTATTTTAAAAATCATTGAAAGTTCTAATATAAAAATGATGAGAAATAATGCTAAATTATTATATTATGTAAAAAGAAAACTAAAGGTGGTGATTTTTTAATTTATGGCAACTGTATATGTAAAACAGTTAAATAGAAGTGAATATTTATCAAAAGATGAATATGATCAAGCACAACATTTACAATTTGAAAGTGCTTTAAAACAATTTAAAAAAGAAGTTTTAAAAGAAGGCATATTAAAAGATTATAGAGATAGAATGTATTATGTCTCTAAATCTGAAAAAGAGAAAGCTAAAAAGAAATCTGGGCGTCGCAAACAATTAAAACAAATGTACAAGGAAAGACGCTCTTCAAATTTTGACTATTAAAATAGGTAATTAAAATAGGTAATTAAAATGTTAGAATCTTTAAATACAAATGTATTTGAATATGAAAAATTAAAACCCGAGGAAATGCAAAGAAGAGGTATTCTTGGCAGACTCGTAGGTATTATGGCCGATACCGTTAACCCTACTAGAAATGGTAGAAGTTATTCTGGAAAATTATGGGAGAATGTTTTTAATAACCCTATAATGAAAGAAAGAATAGAAAATAATTGCTGTTTTGGCGAATTAGGACACCCAACTGACAGAGAAGAAACTGATATGACTAAGATTGCTATCTGTATGGACGGTATGCCTAAAAAAGATAAAGATGGCAAATTACAGGCTGTATTTAACATTCTTGATACTCCTAATGGAAGAATATTAAAATCATTATGTGATTATGGTTGTAATATCGGCATTAGTTCAAGAGGTTCTGGTGATTTAATTACCGATTTTGATGGTAATGAGTCTGTAGACCCTGATACATATAACTGTGAAGGGTGGGATGCTGTAATTATACCGGCTGTAAAAGAAGCAAGACTCACATATGTCACAGAAGCTTTAGATAAAAAGAGATATAATAAATCTCTTAGAACAAAACTTCAGGAAGCTATTGAAAAAGAAACTGAAGATAATAAAAAAGCTATGACAGAATCCCTTTCAGCATTAGGTATTAATCTTTCAGAGAGTGTGCCTAATGAAAATGATTTCTTCTATAAAGGTGTTGAGATAATTAAAGACCCTAATAGTGGTAAATTTGTATGTGAAATAGAAGGCGATAGTTATTCATTCAATACAGAGAAAAATGCTAAACTTTGGGTTGACATAAATGTTAAAGAAACACCTAAAAAATCAACATTAATAAAAGACCTTGCTTATAATACACAAAAGGATATTGAAAAAGAATTATCAAAAGTAGTTTCAGATGAAGATGTCAAGCGTGGAATGGCTGGCAGATTATCAGATTTAGAAGATACTATTGATATTAAAAAATACCTTAAAGAAGAGCAAGTGGGTAGAGATAATATCAAAGATGATAAGAATGTTGATGATGTATTAAAGCCTGAAGATGAATCTTCTGAAGAAACTGATGATGAAAAGAAGAAAGATGAAACACAGGTAACTGTAACTATTAATGAATCTGTTGATTGGACAGATTTAAATGGTACAGAACAATCTTCTGTAGAAGCTGTAAGACATAAGCTTGAGAATGGCGAATATAGATATTTAGAAGATCTTGAATTAGATTGTAGTTCAGCTGTAAATATGTATAATGAAGCTAATGCTTTTGATGAATATGCAGATGAAGACTTCTTTGAAGAAGAAGGTGATCCTACAAAAGTATATGAGTATATTTTAAATGCTCCTCATTATAAAAAATATGTAGATAAGCTTGTTCCATATGACAGCAGGTCGTTAACTGAATCTACAAATATTTTTAATGTAGAATATACTTATGATAAAGAAACCGATGATTCATTTGAAACTTTTTATGGTTATTTAAATGTAAAAGCTTCATCAGAGAAAGAAGCTTTAGAAAAAGCAAAAAAATATATAACATCTACAGAGTTTATGAATAAACATGATTACATAAGTAATCCAAGACATTTTAAAATAAGTAATTCCAATTATAGTAATGTAGATTTAGTAGAAGATGTAGATGATATTAACGCTGCTCGTATGCAATTATGTCAATTATTAGATGATTGGTATAGAGATAATATTGCAAATGAGAGAGCAGAAGATGTTAAATTATCGGGTTGGGATTCTGATTTACAAAGTAAATATTTAGATTTTAGGAACTATTTAGCTCCTGATCTAATTCCAGATAAAGAAGATTATGATTTAGATGTCGATAATATCGAGGCTGAAATAGATAGTCTTCAAGAAATGTTAAATTATAATAAGACTTTAGAAAAACAGATAATAGAACTCAATGAGAAATTATCAGTTAGCCATGCTATGGAGAAATCGCTTAAAGCTGAGTTAAGGGAATCTAAAGATAAGATTTCTGTATTATCAAAAACTTCTAAAGAGAATAAAATTTTAACTGAACAATTAACCGCAGCAAAAGATTCAGCTGCTAAATTAAATGAATCTAAAAAGGAAAATGTTTCTAAGATAAAATCTTTAAAAGAAAAATTAGATATTATTACTCAAGAAAGAGATACTCAAGGTGCTGAATTAAGTACTTTGAAAGAAGATTATGATATTTTAAGTAGAGATTTAAATCAGACTAAGGAGCAATTTTCTAAGAAATTCGAGAAACAGAATCAACTTTTAGAGAAATACCAAAAGATTACAAAGAATGCAGTTGATAGATATATCAATATGCAGGCAACAAATCTTGGTGTTAAACCTGTTGAAATTAAAAACAGACTATCTGAAAGCTTTACATTTAATGATATAGATTCTGTTTGCGAAGATTTAAGAGATTATAAGTTAAATGTCAGTAAGCTTCCATTTAATACAAGTAATAAGTTAAATGAAGGTATCGAAGTAAAAGTGAATAATGTAAATAGAAATTCCTTACTTCCAAGAAATGAAATTGATGAATTAACTGATTATGATTTAAAGTTAATGGAGGCTTATCTATAAAATTAGAATAAAGGAAATAAATATATAATGGGAAATCTTCTATTAGAGAAATATGCTAAGAGAATTAACTTAGCAGAGAGTGTCTATCAGAAAAGACACAATGGTGAGTCGATGGATTCACTCCGTAAAGTAACTGTTGCAAAGTGCTTAGACAATTAATTATTAGTTGCTGCAGATAGAAATATTTGTGGAAATTTAACATAATAAATATATGTTAAAGAAAACCCAGTGAATTGCTGGAAAGTCTTATTAGTGAGGTGGTAAGATAATCAGCAGCGAAGCCCTAATTTAGGGAACGTTCAACGACTATCGAAATCATATATAATATCCAATATATAGTGAGTAGAGTAGAGCCAAGTGGTAGGCAGTATTAAGCACACGTAAGCCCTTTAAATCGAAGTGCTGGGAATCTAGAAATAGATTATGATATAGTCTGATCTATATGGCGACATATAGAGAATAAGTGGAAACGACTTATTCGTAACATAAATGGTTAATAAATTCCTCAATGAGGCTTTTGAGTCTTCAATGGGAACACAGAGAAGCGCTATGGGCGACTATAAGAAGTTCTGCATTGCGCTTACAACTGTTGGTCTTCCGAACCTCATCGCTTTTGATCTCGTATCAGTAAGTCCAATGAGCTCAATGTATGGCAACGTTGCATATATCGAGTATAGATAAATGTACTCCTTCATAGTAATATGAAGTAAATAAACCTGGTGAATTGCTGGAAAACCTTATTAAATTCCCTTGTTTAATAAGACAATCAGCAGCCAAGATTTTTATTATAAAAGTTTTCATTTCCTTTACTTTACATTATAATAAAAATAAGGTTCAACGACTATCGAAATGATAACTTATGAGAAATACATAAGTGAGTAACAGAGTAGAGTAGGTACTGACAATACCGAAGTGCCAGGGTACCTAATGAGGTTAAAACAATTTAGGTATATGATATAGTCTGAACTCTATAGTGATATAGAGAATTAAATATCGCTTATGAAATGGTTAATTGCCTCTACAATTAAATACATATCATTTCATATGAAATAAATTTTTAGAGGAAAATTTAATGTCAAAACATTGGTATAATAATGGTAAAATAAATGTGTTTAGAGAATATCAGCCAGAAGGTTTTATTCCAGGGATGCTAGATTCTTCAAAAAAGAAAATGAGTGAGTCCAAAAAGGGTACTGTTGGCTGGTGTAAAGGGTTAACTAAAGAGACAGATAAAAGAGTTAAACAAGTAAGTGATTCTCAAAAAGGAAAAGTACTTTCAGAAGAACGTAGAAGAAAAATATCTGAAGGTACTAAGAGAGGAATGGCAAAGCCTGAAGTAAGAAAAAAATTAAGTAATTCTAAAAAAGGTAAGCATCTTTCAAATGAATCTTTAAAAACAAAATTAGAAAAAGAATATATTACAAAATCTAAGAATAACTCTTTTAATTCATCTAAACCTGAGGAAAAGTTATATCATGTTCTTATAGAAAAATATGGTTTTAATAATGTAAAAAGGCGATATAAAGATTACAGGTATCCATTTTATTGTGATTTTTATATTCCTTCAGAAGATTTGTTTATAGAACTTAATGCTCATTGGACACATGGTGGAAAACCATATGATCCAAATGATAAAGAGTGTCAAGATAAATTAAAACTTTGGCAAGAAAAAGCTAAACAATCTCAATTCTATGCTAATGCTATTAAAACTTGGACTGAAAGAGATGTTGAAAAGCAGAGAGTTGCTAAAGAAAATAATATAAACTATAAATTTTTCTACGATATTTAGAATAACATTATTGGTAAAAGGTACTGATAAGGGCGAGTCAAGTGAAGGCGATATGGTTAACAGCGTATGGGAGCTCGGTACTCCTGATGTTAACTACACTGGTCAAGCTGTAGTTGAGCCAGTTGAATCTTTCACAAGCGGTACAACTGCTATTTCATTTGCTCCAGCTATTGCTGGTTCAATAAGATTACTTGATGCTAATGGTGCTCAGGTAGATAATGCTGATGGTGAGCATCCAGCAACAGCAAGTGATGCTGGTGTCATTACACAGACATCATTCAAATCTGGTAAGAGTGCTTCTGATGTTAAGAAGATTGCTTTCATCTATGATAATGTTGTTATTCCACAGGAAAAACTCCCTACACTTAAGGCTCAGTTAAAGAACATTGGCCTTGAGGCTAAAGCTAGAAGAATTGCTGTATTCTATAGCCAGATGGCTGCTTTCCAGGCTAAGACAGACTATGGTTTTGATCTTGCTGATGGACTTGCAGAGCAGGCTGTAGCTCAGTTATCATATGAGATTGATACTGAGATTTGTGATATGTTAATCAATGCTGCTGATGAGTATGCTGCTGAGCACGCTACTGGCGTTGCTGACTTCAGCAAAACTCTTCCTGTAGGCGTTAACATGGCGGACCACTATGCAAGCTTCGCTGCTAAGATCGAAGAGCTTAAGCAGGTTGTTTATATGAGAACAAAGAAGTTCGTTCCGACATTTATGTTAGCTGCTGCTGATATTATGCCAGTTCTTAACTTTGTACCTGGATTCCAGGCTGCTTCAGTTAGTGATATTTCTGGTCCATACTTCGCTGGTACACTCAATGGTATCAAAGTTTATGTGACACCGAATATTGCTAGTGGTAAGTTTGTTCTTGGTGTTAATCAGGGTGCTATGCAGGCTTCGGCTGGTGTATATGCTCCATATATGCCTGTTGTACCAACTCAATTACTTGGATTCGCTGATGGCGGTATGTCACAAGGCTGGAGCACAATGTATGATGCTAAGATCCTCAATGCTGCTCTCTTAGTACCAAGTGCAATAGTTGCTTAATTAATAAGTTAATATAACTAATTTAAAGAGATAGGGATTTATTTCCCTATCTTTTTTTATTGAATAAAAAATATTTTTTTATAAAATGTATGTACTTTTATTAATTTATATATTATAATATTAATGTAAGGAAGGGTTAATAGATATATTATATCTAAGGAGGTTAACTATGAAAAATGAAAAAGCTTGGGATATTTCTAATATGACTACGGAAGCTCTTACAGAAGCAATTAATCTTTTTACTGCATATAGAGATTATGGAGCTACTAAAGATTTTGTTGATAATGATGTGGAATTAAATTATAACAGTTTTTCTGGAAAAGTATTTTTTACAAATTCAGATTTTCAGGTGGCTGTTTATAATGATGAAACAGGTAAGCTTGAATCTTGGTATATCACACCTGATGAATGGCACGAAGGTATATTATCAGATTTACTTGATGAGTTTGATAATGGAGATATAACTTCATTTTATGATCTTGAATATCTTAAAGATATTTGTGAATGGAATGAAATGTTTGATAAGGTAGTTGAAATTGAAAATACTATGAAATCATCAAGGGAGGATAGTTAAATGAAAAAGTTTAAATGCTGTATTTGTGGCAAAGAAGTAGAGGAGTATGGTAATAATCCTTGGCCAGTAAAAGAAGATGGTATATGCTGCAGTAAATGTAATCTTGAAAAAGTTTTACCAGCCCGCATAATAGCTATAAGAGAGGAGAATAAAAATGGATAATAAAGTTTATAAGAAAATAGAAGTAATAGATAAACTATTAGAGGATAATAATCTTTGGGCTGATACTTATCCATATCATGATCTTCCAGTTGTATGTGTAGAAATTAATAAAGGAGATTGGAAGCACGATCATTGGAGATGTGATGAAATTCTTGAAGAAGCTGGTTTTGTAAAAATGAGTGAAAAAACAATTTGGGAAAATGGTTCAGATTGTTATTCTTCAATACATTATTTTGCTTAATAATTAGGGGGTTAGATATGAAAGTTATAATGGAATTATATGATAAAGATGATCTTAGAGATAAGCTTTGGTCAGGTGCTATCGATACAATTAATCATCTTACAAACAATGAAGTTAAAATTGTTTTAGATATCCTTGAAGATGCTTATAAAGATGCTCCACTTACACTAACACAGTTAAATGATTTTTTCTGGTTTGAAGCAGACACTATAGCTGAATGGCTTGGCTATGAAAGTTTCGAAGATTTTTAAAATAAAGTATTTACTTTTATTTTAGAGTAATGTATAATTATCTATATATGGAGGTTATCATTATGCTTAATATAAAACTCAAAGATACTAATATTACAATTAATTGTTCAACACCAGAAGAACTTTATGATCTGTATTCCAATTTAGGCCATAAGTATGTATTTGTAATTAATGAAACAGAACTTAGAATGATTGGTCGTTCTGGTAGTGATTATTTTAGAGGTTATACAAAAGCTTATTTTGAAAGAACTTTCTTTGGTTGGAGAATGTTTAAAGATGAGAAACCAAAAGATGGTCAAATAATAGATGCATTGATAGGTGATAAAATTATTACACTGAAATATAATGAAATTGAAGATGATTATATTTTAGTAATAGAGGATCCTATTATGTTTGATTATGCACAGGCTATGCTTGATGGTTGTATTGATATTTGGAGACCAAATTGGAAGAAGGATATAACAAATGATTAATATTACAAATACAGAAATATTTGGGTGGCAAGCAGCTTTAAGAGGTGCGAGAAACCCAATGAATAGTTGGTCTTTAATGGATTCTCATGATGATGTAATAGGTGAGCGTGATTTACAACTTGCTATGAAGTTAAGTAAGGCAGGCACAGATCATCGAAAATTTATGAGAATGATAATTGTACAAGTTGATATAAATGCACCACGATATTGGTGGACAGAATTTGATACTTATAAAGTAGGTACAGTTGCAAATTCTTGCTCTACAATGCATAAAATTCATTCCAAAGAGTTCACAATTCAAGATTTCTCTCACGAGCATTTGAATGGACGCGGAGTGGTTGCTATGTACGATACCATTAAAGTTCTTAATGAATATCGTAACAAGTTCCTCGCAACTGAAGATAAGGACTATTGGTGGAATATGATACAATTATTGCCACAATCATATAATCAACTGCGTACAGTTACATTGAACTATGAAGTACTTTGTAATATGTATAAGGCAAGAAAAAATCATAAACTTGATGAATGGAGAGAATTCTGTAAATGGGTAGAATATTTGCCTTATAGTGAATTAATTACACACGAAATGTTTTATGGTGATAAATAATGAATAGATACATAGATGCAGATGCATTGATGGGTAGAATGTATCACGAAGCATTTGAAAACGATGCTTCATATAACGAGAGCAATCCAATGGCAAAGTGGGATAGTGGTCTTTGGATTCGTTACAAAATGTTTGAGAATGTTATAGACGAAGCACCAAGCATCGACATCTGCTTTTGCCGAGAATGCAAACTTGGTGGCACGGAAGACTGTCCGATGGACGAAATTGATGACGAATACTTCTGCAATTTCGGAGAAAGAGAGGAGGCAAGTGATGACAGTAGGCGAACTGATAAAGAAACTGAACAAGCGTGATAAAGCCCAAATTGTCTATTACATCGACAAGTATGGCAAACACGAAATCACTGATGTAAAGCCAATGCTGACAAAAGATGGCTCTGTAACAATCATTATGAACGGAGACGGTGGCAGATATGAAAGGAGCAAGTGATGAGTGTGTCATTAAGAGAAAACATAACCGCTGTGATTGAGACTTGTTTTTCTGAAACAAAGGAAGAAATTCAAGAAGTGGCTATCAACAACATTCTTGAACTGATTAGAAATAACACAGATAGACCGCAAGGGGAGTGGGAGAGAGTATCGGCTGATAAATATGTGCAACACGCATATCACTATTACAGATGCTCTAAATACAGATGCTCTAAATGTGGATATGACCATATAGGCAAGACCAACTACTGCCCTAACTGCGGAGCAGATATGAGAGGTGACAACGATGGAAAAGATATACAGAGTGCAGATGAATAGTAAAGGTATGCCGAACTTCAGCACAGCGGTAGAAGTGGCAGACAGACCACAAGGGGAGTGGATAGATAAAAGCAATGGTATAGAAGGAGCGTGGAACTATTGTTCTGTATGTGGAGAACAAGCAATAGATTTATATGACTTCTGTCCTAACTGCGGTGCGGATATGAGAGAAAGAGAGGGCGAGTAAATGGGAGCAATATATTTAGGCAATTTAAGCGTTGATGAGATAGAGAAGAGGACTGGCATAACATTGACCGATGAGCATAGACAGTATATGAACGAGCATCGTCAAATGGAAGTAAACAGCACTCCGATCAAGAAAGGCTTTTGGCACGGATTTGATATTCCTTTTATGGTCATGACAAGTGACAAGGAAACAGCAAAAGTGTATGTGGGTATGCTCTCTGCGTATGATTGGTCAAAGTGCAAAGAGGCTTTACAAATCGGATATGAAAGAGAGGGTGAGTGATGAAACACGAAATTAGTGTTTTGGGCTGCGGAGTGATTTACATAGATAACGAGAGAGTGTTCGGTTCAAAACCTTATGGATTGTTTTC